GCAGCCTTGAAGACGTCGGACGCGCCATCAGCAGCAACATGCGCAAAGACCACCGAGGAAGCCAGCTTATCCGACTACTTTCCATCCCTCGCGCTGATGGATCGTTTAACGATTCGCCAGAACTGATGGCCGAGATGATCCGCTACTGCGAGCAGGACGTCAGAACCATGCGCGCAGTCAGCCAGGCCATGCGCCCGCTGTCAGATCAAGAGCTGGCCGACTATCACACGAACGAGCGCATCAACGACCGGGGCGTGCTGCTTGACTTGCCACTGGCTCACGCAGCGGTACGCTACGCATCCGTTGAGTTGGAAGAGATCGAGACGCTGGTCGCCGACCTGACTAAGGGTGAGATCAAGTCCGTCAGGAGCCCCAAGATGAAACAGTGGGTCATGGACAGGGTCGGGCCGCAGGCGCTGAAGATGATGGAGGTGTACAAGGACGGCGAGCAGAAGTACAGTATCGACAAGTCAGTACGCGCTAATTTGTTAGTTTTTGCCGAGGAAAACCATGAAGAGATTCCGGCCCATGTTGCGGACGTCATTCAATGCGCGGATGACCTCTGGGCGTCGTCAGTTGCGAAGTTCAGCCGCCTTGCGGGTCTGGCAGATGAAGACGATCACCGAGTACGAGGTGCTTTCGTATTTGCAGGAGGCTCTGCCACCGGACGTGCTTCAAGCTATGGCGCGCAATTACACAATATGTCGCGAAAATGCGCCGAAGACCCGGATGCTGTACGGCACGCTATGGTCAGAGGCCACAGCATCACCCCAAGATTTGGAAAACGCGCTACAGATGTTCTCAAAGGAATGCTCCGGCCCGCACTGATTGCAGCGCCGGGGAAAGTCTTTGTTGGTTACGATTGGTCGGCTATTGAAGCGCGCATGACGCCGTGGCTATCTGCCGATCCGCAGGCCGACGACGTCTTGCAAGTCTTTCGTGATGGCCGTGACATCTACAAACGTGAGGCCGCCGGCATCTACCGCGTGGCCGAGGACGCGGTTGACAAGGATCAGCGCCAGATCGGCAAGGTGGCGATCCTATCCCTTGGTTTCGGCGGGTCGATCGGCGCGTTCAGCGCGATGGGGCGCAACTACGGTGTCATCATGCCCGAGTCCGATTCCCGCCGGATTGTAGACGCATGGCGCCGTGCAAACCCTTGGGCTGTGCGTTACTGGGGCAAGCTCGAAGAGGCTTACACGCGGGCGCTCAGGAATCCTGGGCGGGAGTTCACCGCCGGTCGGGTTACCTACCTGTACGACAAGCAGCACCTCTGGTACGCGCTGCCCAGTGGTCGCATCCTGTGCTATCCATTTGCTAAGTTTGAGGGTGACGAGATCACGTATGTGAAGGCGGCATGGAAGCCGGCAGCGGATGCGACCGAATGGCCGCGTGCCCGCTTGTGGCGGGGGCTGGCAACAGAAAATATCACCCAAGCGGCTGCGCACGACCTGTTGCGAGAGTCACTGCGCATTGCAGACGCCGAAGGGCTGTGCCCGGTAGCGCATGTTCACGATGAAATTTTAGTAGAGTGCGACGCCGGTGATGCGGAGCGCGTCAGCGCTCGGTTGCACGAAATAATGACGACCAATCCAGCATGGGCGCCGGAGTTGCCACTTGCTGCGGAGGGCAGCATTATGTTACGATACGGCAAGTAACTTTAAAAGGCCGACTATGATTACGCAAAATCGACTGCGCGAGCTGTTGCAGTATGCGCCAGAAACTGGTGAATTTATGTGGAGAGTTAGCCATCCCCGCGCAAAAGCTGGAGCGATAGCGGGCGCTACCGATCATTATGGCTATGTGGTAATACGGTTGGACGGGCACCTATATAAAGCGCATCGCTTGGCGTGGCTTTACGTGCATGGCGTTTGGCCGTCAAAAAATATCGACCATATAAACCGCGTAAAAAACGATAACCGCATGGAGAATTTGCGGCTTGCAGATCAATCCATCAACATGCACAATGTTGACGTCCGCGTGAATAGCAAAAGCGGGGTTGCGGGCGTCACATGGCGCGCAGATCGTAAAAAATGGAATGCGCGCATCAAAGTCGGGTACAAAAATTTCAATTTAGGTTTGTTTGAGACTATTGCGGCGGCTATCGCCGCGCGTCGCGAAGCCGAAGTACGTTTGTTGCAAGCGATCAAATAAAAAAGCCGCCTGGCAGGGCGGCTTCTTCAACTACAAGGACTGCAATGGATTTCCTAGAATTCTATACCAAATTGGCACCACAAGGTGAGACTGCACTGGTCGTGCGCCAGAAGCCCAAACTCAAAAACGGTCAGATCCAGCTTCACCCCGATGGCGCGGTCATCTGCACATGGCCAGCCTACCTGCCCGACTACCCGACTAAGCCCGATTGGGCGATCTACGGCAACACGGCCAGTTTCATCATTGACCGATTCAAGGACGGCCACGTATCGGCTGCGGCTGCGAACGCTACCCATGTGCTGGTGATGGTGCTGGATGACGTCGGTGATCCTGAGAAGGCGCCGAACGTCCCGCCCCTGCCGCCCACATGGATCATCGAGACGTCTGCCGGGTCGTTCCAGTGGGGTTACGCCTTCTCGGATCAGCCGACAACCGGCGAGTACGCCGCAGCCATTAAAGCGATCTCAGACGCCGGCTACACGGATCCGGGCGCCTGCAACGCCGTGCGCAATTTCCGACTGCCGGGGTCGATCAATATCAAGCCCGGGCGTGAGTTGTTCGTCGCCCAGCTGACCGAGTTCCACCCCGAGCGTGAGTACAGCCTGCCGGAGATATGCGCCGCTCTTGGCGTCACGCCTGCCGAGCCAGCGTCGCTGGGCGTGCGTCCTATTCGATTGTCGGATGATGGCGCCGATGACGTGCTGGCGTGGCTATCCGGTCAGGGCGTGCTGTTGTCGGCACCGAATTCTCGCGGGTGGGCTGGCGTCATCTGCCCCAACAAGGACGAGCATACCGATGGCAACCCTGAGGGCGGCTACAGTCCATCGACGCGGTCGTACCGCTGCCTGCACTCGCACTGCGTGGATTTCGACTCGCACGCGTTTCTGGATTGGGTATCGGCCAATGGTGGGCCGAAGCACTCACCAGGCTTGCGTGAAGAGCTGCTAGCTCACGCGATGGACACGGCGCTATCCAAACTGCAGCCGACTGCCGAGTATCCCGACAAAGGCGCGGAAGTCATTGCCGAAGTCGAGAAAAAGCAGCTTGACCGGGTCGAAAAAGAGAGCTGGTATGAGCGTTTCGCGTACATTCAGAACGAAGATGCATTCTTTGATACGCTGGATCGACGCGAGATTGACCGCCGTACTTTTAACGCACTCTTTCGACACGTCACCTGCTATTCGATCCACCCGAGCAAGCAGAAACGCCGAATTGAGGCGTCGATATGCTTTGATGAGAACCGGAAAGCTAAAAAGGCGTTGACTGTTGCCGGCATCACCTACGCCGCCGGCGAGACGGTACTGGTATCGCGTGAGGGTCAGGTTTACGGCAATCGATGGATCAACCACCGCCCGCCGGCCACAACCGGCAACGCGCGCATCTGGCTCGATCATGTGGCGCGCATGATACCGGACGCTGTTGAGCGTGAGCATGTGCTGGACGTGATGGCGCACAAGCTGCAACACCCGAACCGCAAGATCAATCACGCCGTGCTGCATATCGGCCACCCAGGCTCTGGCAAGGACACTATGTGGCAACCGTTCCTATGGGGCATTGGCGGGGAAGCGCTCTCAAACGTATCTATCGTGCGTAACGAAGAGATTCAATCCCAGTGGGGTTATGCGTACGAGTCCGAAGTGATGGTATTCGAGGAGCTGCGCCAGTCTGAGGCGAAAGACCGCCGAGCGCTTGAGAACCACCTAAAACCCATCATTGCAGCGCCGCCCGATTTTTTGCAAGTCAACCGCAAGGGTCTGCACCCGTATCAGGCGCTCAATAGAATCTTCGTTCTCGCGTTTTCCAATGAGCGCGTGCCGATCTCTGTTGCGGGCGATGACCGCCGCTGGTTTGTGACGTACTCCGAGGCGCCGAGGATGACCGAGACGGAAGCCTGCGCGATCTGGGATTGGTACAAGGCGGGCGGCTTGGCCGTGGCCGCTGGTTGGCTGTATCAGCGTGACGTGTCACGGTTCAATCCAGGCGCGACTCCACCATTGACCGAGGCGAAAATTATCATGGTCGAGCAGGGCAGGTCAACCGCCGAGTCGTATTTGGTCGAGATGATCGAGCGCCGCTTGGGCGAGTTCTCAGGCGGTGTAGTGGCCGCGCCGTTCTACAGCCTGTGCGACCGGCTACAAGGCGGCGCGCCAATGAATACCCGCGTGGTACAGCAGGCGCTCTTGCACGCGCTTAAAGAGGCCGGCTGGATTGACATGGGGCGACTTGCATCGCGTGAGTTTGGAACCAAGAAGCATATATTCTGCGCGCCAGAGCTGGCCGACACGGCCACAAAATCAGAACTCAGACGCATGGTCGAGGAAACACCGCCGGCGTCAGCTGTGCGACTGGTCAAGTAGACGGTCATGCGCCTGCGGCGCCTGCCCAAAAAAAGCCCGGCACAAAGGCCGGGCAAACTGAAGGGCGGCTGGAGAGAAGCCGCGCTATAGCCCTAACACAATCGCGAGCATGGCCGCAAGTATCAATCCGATGAGAGCGAACATGCGGCATTCTCCTCGATATCTTTGACAATATGGTCTTTGAGCAGGTCTACCACGTCAACGCCGCCGGCATAGGCATGGATCAGCCACGCCGCGCCGGCATAGCCGGTAGACCGGTCGCCTGGCTCCCAGTCAACGAAGCAGAGCAGTTCGGTATCGCCGTGCGTGTACGTGTAGGGCCAGAGGTGTTGCGGCCAATGGCCGCCGCTGATGTCAGTATGCGTCTTCATTGGATAGATCCTCCAGTAGCGGGATTGTCGGGTCATACTGCGCGGCGCTTTCGGTATTAGCGCCGATATAGTCCACCGATTGCAGAAAATTCAAGGCATCAAACCGCCGAATATAATCGGCCGTTGACACTGTCGGAGTCCATGTCGGAAACTTGCGGATATCTTTCGGCTTTTTGGGTTTCCAGGCTTTGCGTGCCGCTTTGGCTAGTTCGACCGGGTCCCGATCAAATTTCACTTTGTAGGTGGTGCCGTCAATGTTTATTGTTTGCATAGTTCGGACTCCATGAGGTAGGTGTTAATCAGGAACAGCGCTTTTTCAGCGCTGGCTAGCCCCTCGTCAGGCTCGGGATTATTGATCGCATCTGATAGCGCGTCTCTCGCTTGCCAGAGTAGCGATTCATTGGCGCCGGTTATATCGGCGGTTTCCTGCGCGCGCAGAATCGCGGTTTTGAGTTTTGCCATTGTGTTACTCCTCTTCAGTTAAATCGCAATTTTCGATTGTGAATGAAATTATGTTTCCAAATTGACTAGATAAAAATTCTAGCTCTTCGCGTAGCTCTTGCCATGCATCCGATTCACTATCGGCTTGCATATGCAAAACGCACTCAAAACGATAAGTCTTCACCATAAAGCCCTCCCATGAGTCTCAATTGTAGGCACGGCACGCGCCAGTACAGGCACGCGCCGGGTTATATACCGGCCGTTAGCCGGCGGATAGTCAAGCCAGCGGATAACCGCGCCAAAGTCATCCAGCCGGCCGTATTGCAAGCGATAGCGGCCGCTCACAGCGTGCAACAGCCACAGCACGGCGCGTCGATACAGCGGCCGCGCGCGTTTTGGTAGTAGGTATTCGGGCCGTTTTCACCATATAGCGTGATAGTGTCCACGGCCGCGCGCCGGCGCTCGAGCAAAACCGTGCGGCCCTTGGCCCATTGGATTAAATCGCCGGCCAATATGCGCGCGCCGGTAGCGGCGCATATGCCGGTATATTTTGCGGTGATTGTTTTCATGTTTTCCCCTATTAAGCGGCCAATTTAATCCGGATTACTTTATTCATTTTGACGCCATGCGCCGGGTAGGCAATCACTTTGATTTTCTTGTCATAACACGCACGGCACGGGCCGCAAGCGCCGCCATTGTCATATGCGCCGCATAATTTCATGCCGCGCTTTGCATCGCCTGGTGTCGGCACAATCACGGAACCGTGCAGGCCTTTTGTATATTGGCCAATGACGCTATCGGATGAAAACCGCACGCTTACATTTTTCAGCGCTTGCATTTCCGACAATACTTGCCGAAATTTCGGGAACTTGTGCATCCTGGTAGGTAACCAGTGCTTCACCCAAGGCGTGCGGCGCATTACCTCGAGAATCTTTTCAGCGAGCGCCAATGTATACATATCGCCCGAATCAAACCAGCGAAAATACGTATCCTTGGCTAGTTCCTGAACCATGTCGTCGGACCATGCCAGGCGTTGCCAGTCTTCCTTGTTATGGCGCCGTGGCGCTTTGACATTCTCAAACCTATAGTTCCCTGTCGTGGCATAACAGCCGGCGCATGCGTCGACTAGCACGCCGGGCGCCGCGATACTACCTGGACAAGTTTCAAGCGCTTGTAATGACCAGCTGCGCACGCCGTCGAGTTTTGAAGTAACTGAAATTTTCATTTGGTCGGTTTCCTTAGTTGATTAATAAGCAAGGCAAAGAAAAACAAATAAAGCAAGCGCAGCGAATCCTAGAATCGCGCCGCATATGTCGGCAATAGTTGGTTTTTTCATTATTTAACCTTTGGGTTAATGATTGACACGTATTCGAGCCACTCGTCGTTAGTCATCGCATACGAGCCAGTTGTTGGTGTAGCTAACTGCGATCCGTTTGGTTCACGTGTATGCGCGATGATACGGCCTGATGACAGCGTGACATTTTCGTGTACGTTTTCCATGTTTTTCCCTTATCTGATTAAAAATTGAGCAGTTATTTTGCAACACAATGTGTTGCTGAAATACATGTTAGTCCATAACTTAAAAAATGTAAAGGATTGTTTTGCATTTATTTTCGGTGTTTTTTGTCGCTGGGATTGTTGGATTGTTGGTGGCAAAAACAGAAGAAAACGCCAACGTGAAAACCCTGACTGCTACTAGCTTTTTGCTATTTGTTGGCTATGTTGGCTGTTTTGTAAACTGAACCTATATAACTTCATTTTTGATATCATAATGCTAACAGAGTGTGTGAATGGCAGCGCTGTCACGTTTGGCCAGCGATTTTAAACGATAGCCAACATAGCCAACATTGCCAACATAGCAGAATGACAACACGCAGAGTTATCCACAGATTCGTTATCATTTTGCTACATGTTAGTAACCACTAACCTGCTATGTTAGTGACCACTAACTTTGTAAGTAAGTGCTTACTAACCTAGTTAGTTAGTGCTTACTAACTTGCCAGGCTGACAACTTGTAAGTGAGTGCTCACTAACCTAGGGGGTGGGGGGCCGGTGGCAGGCCGGTCGCGGCCACGGAGGTGTCAGAAGAAATTTTTTATTTTTTTTTAAAAAATGTTGGTAGCCAACATCGCCCACAAATGCGCTAATATGCAGCCATGTTCAAATCGATACCATTCTCACCGCGCAAAGTCGAGGCGACCGAAGCCAGGCTTCAGGCGATTTATGACGCTGCTGCGTTAGGACTCAAGGGCGACTCGCTGGCCTTGGCGGCTGGCATGTTGCCCACCGAGTTTAGGCAGCTGTGCGAGCTTGACCCAGCGGCGGACATGGCGGTACTAAAAGGCCGCGCCGACAGTGAGATAGAGGCAAGCGCCCACTTGAGAGACGCGGCACGCTCTGGCGACGCCAAAGCAGCACTCGCTATACTGCAACACGTCCACGGCTGGACAGCCCGCCAAGAGATTAGCGTGGACATCACCAACAAGATCAGCATCACGCAGGCGCTGCAACAAGCACAAGAGCGCGTCTTGGACGGGCTGATTACGGAACAGCAACCCCAACGACTACCAACTAAAGTGACGCATGGCGCAACAGCCGATCTATGACGCCGAGGGCGAGCAGCTCCTGATGTCGCGCCTCTGGGCGCCGACTATCGCTGACGACCCCGAGGCGTTCGTATTGTTTGCGTTCCCGTGGGGGCAGCCCAACACGCCGCTGGCCAAGTTCAAAGGCCCGCGCACCTGGCAGCGCAAGATACTGCGCAGGATAGCCAGCCACATCAAGAACAATCGGGGTCAGATCGACATGGACGCGCTCCGAACAGCGATTGCGTCTGGCCGGGGTATCGGTAAGTCGGCGTTGGTTGCCTGGCTCATCCTGTGGATGCTGACCACTCGCATCGGCTCTTCCGTCATAGTAAGCGCCAACTCGGAAGCGCAGCTGCGCTCAGTCACATGGGGTGAGTTGACTAAGTGGCAGGCGATGGTGATTAACAACCACTGGTGGGAGATCAGCGCAACCAAGCTGGTGCCAGCCAAGTGGCTGACCGAGTTGGTCGAGCGCGACTTGAAAAAGGGTACGCGATACTGGGCAGCGGAAGGCAAGCTCTGGTCGGAAGAGAACCCGGACAGCTACGCCGGTGTCCACA